TCACTATAATCGCCTAAAAATGGAATTTTAGAAAACCATGATTGCATAGGTGAAAACATTTTGTCAGAAAAATCACTAGCTTTTTCTTTAGCACTTTCGTATATTTCATTTAATGATTCTAATGAATCACCCATGTTGTTAAATTGTTCAACTATTGAGTTCTCTATGTCTTCACCAAAATTAGAAAATATTTTGCTAACCATACTTGTTATATTATCTAAGTTATCAACAACTAATCCTAGTACACCTGTTTTATCTTCATATGATTTTAAAACTTTATCTATATTTTCACCATGAGCAGATATATGATTACTTAAAATCATCAATGATTCATTTATTAATTTAGTATTTGATAATCCAGGTAGTGATTTTTTTAAAGATGATAATAAAACATTGTAAATGTCTTTGTCAACAAATTGCTTTTCTTTAGCACCTCTTGTTTTTACTGTAAATGTTTCAAGAGTATGTCCTATGTCTAATGGCATTTATTTATCACCTTTTTTATACTTAATAAATTTACTAATCGATTCTCTATCATCATTAGAAAATGAATTTGGGTCAAGTCCAAATTGTATTATATCATGTAATGTTATTCCTTGTTTTCTGAACTTTTTACTTCCTTTCATTACTACATCAATTTTTTTCATTTGTTCATTAGATTTTTCTATAACATCATTATAGTCTTTTCTAATTTTATCAAAATCAGAAATATCAGATTTATCTGCTTTTGCTAATAAAAAACCTGCTATAAATTCAGAAAATTTTCCCATTTTATATTCCTTTTTTATTTTTTAATTTTTTGTGACTTTCTTCCAATTGTTTTATTTCATTTTCTTTTTGTTCATATAATCGATTTAAAAACCATTTTTTCAATGGTAAAGGCATATAATATGCTTCTTCGTATGACAGCTTCAAATGATATATTAGTTTGAATACATCTTCATATATTGCCTCTTTATTGAGACCTAGGCCAAAAAAACTCAGCTTCCATTGGTATTGTTATATTAAATTCTTCTCCACAAATAGGGCAATTTAATGTAGTGTCAAGATCAATACCCGGCATAATACTTTCTATATAATTTCTTAATGCCGCAGAATCCCCTGCTAACATTTTTCTTACTCTTGATGCAACAATTGAGCTATCTCTATCATTGCCGATTTGTTTTATTTGCTTAATCCATCTTAAAGAAACAGAATTTGTTATATCACTTATTGTGACAGAATTTCTTTTTGACGCTTTTATAGTTTGAATAATGTCATATTCATCTTTTCCTGTTAAAAACTTAAATTTTATAATATCTTTTGACAAAGGAAGTATAAATGAAAATTCATTATTTTTATCAACCAATAAAGAACTATCAATATATTTTATTGGTAATTCTTTTAAATTAAATGAATGATTAAACTTATTTTCACAGCTTATATTAGGGCATTCTAATCTTACGTTATATTCTTCACCATAACTCATAACCCTTAATGCTATTAATAGAGTATTTCTATCAAAAACGTACATATTATCTGGTTCTATTGATTTATTAACTAAACAACTTTTAATTAATGTGTTAATAACTGTTCCTTTTTTGATAAGATTTGATGAAGTTAAAATATCTTCTTCGTATGTCGTCATTGGTTTAAGTTCAACACTTTCAACATTATAAAGTGGATGAGACTCTTCATAAAGTCTTCCTAATGAAGGTAATTTAACACTTTGTGCATTGATTTCATTTTCCATAATTTTTCCTCTTTTAATTAAAATTGTGACATTTCTATTTTTAATTATATAAATTACATAAAATTTCTTTTTTTTAGAAAATAAAAAAAATAGATAAATTATACATTATGATATATTTATAATAGAACAAATATATAATTAATGATAAGAGAATAATAAAAATGAAAGAACAAGAATTAATTAAATTAAAATCCTTATTAAAAGAATATTCTGGTAACGATAAAATAATTAAAATTATGTCAGAAGTCATAGATAAGTTATTAGATGCTAAAAAATCTATTGCTAAGCTTAAACCTTTTTTTATAGGTAGTGACGATTGGAAAGATGGGTGTTTAGAAGATTTAGTTAAACTAGAAAGAATTGTTAAAGCATATAAAGAATGGATTAAGGATATTAGTTAAATTTTTAGAAATATAAAGGAATAAAATGAAAACATCAGACAAAATAAAATTAAAAACATTATTAGAACAATTTTTAAATGAGAAAACAACAAAATTTAAAAATAACAAAGAAACGTATGATTATTTAAGAAATTTTGCAGAAAAATATTTAAAAAAACAAGCAAAATTTAAAAATGATGAAGACACAAGAGAAATGATAAAAAGTGATTATAAAAACATTATAAAAATAGCGGATGCTATTAAATTGAATGATTTTAAAAAAGCAAGAAGAATTATGACTAATATTGATACTGATGTAAGAGAAGAAATACCTAACGCTATATGGGATCATATAGGTTTTAATGGCATATAATTAAATTAAAGAGAAGTGAGGTTAAAATATTATGGCAGAAGTAATTGATGTAAATCAAATGTTAGCTAAAACTTATGAGCCAAAACGTCAGTTTCGTTGGATATTAGAAGTTGATGGCTTAGATAGTTTTGTTATGCAATCTACTTCAAGACCAAAGGGTAACTTTGGTGAAGTTCAAATGGATTGGTTAAATGATAGATGGTGGTTAGCAGGAAAATGGACTTGGGATCCTATGGATTTAGTATTAAGAGATCCTATTGCTCCGTCTGCTGCACAAAAAGTTATGGATTGGGTAAGATTATGCTACGAACATGAAACTGGTAGAGCAGGATATGCAGCATTTTATAAAAAAGATATCGTATTAAAATTGCTTGATGGTCCAGGAGCAGTTGTAGAAAGATGGGTAATAAAAGGTGCATGGCTCCAAAATATAGACATGGGATCATTATCATATACAGAAGATGCACCAACTGAAATTACATGCACTATGAGGTATGACAAAGCCACACTTGAGTATTGATAATTAATAATTTATAGATATTTTTAAATAAAAAGTAGCTTTTTCGAATCCTTTTGTATATTTATTTATACAGGAGGATTTTTTTATGTACAAATGTTTGATATGTAATAAGCAATTGAAATCTCATGGTATAAGTTCACATTTAAGAAATATTCACAATATAACGTCTGAGCATTATTATTTAAAATATGTTCTTAAATCGAATTCTCTACCTTTATGTCAATGTGGTTGCGGGAATAGAACAACTTTTTATGGTATAGAAAAAGGTTATGGTAAATTTATAAGAGGTCATGTGTCAAGGATAAATAATAATTGGGGTCATAATAAATCTGCGCAAATTAAGTCACAACAAAAAAGAAAAAAAATGTATGAGGATGGTAAAATAAAAGCTTGGAATAAAAATAAAAAAGGTCTTCAAGTAGGGTGGAATAAAGGGCTAACAAAAGAAATAGATGAAAGAATCATGAAAATGTCAAAAGCGCTTAAAAATAAACCAAAATCAAAAGAACATGTGGAAAAAATGGCTAAGTGGTCTAGAAAATATTGGTCGGATCCTGAACATAGAAATCAGCAAAGGTTAAGAAGATCAAAATGGCTATCAGAACACTTTTATTGTAATCCTTCTAAATTGGAAATAGAATTTATGAATTTACTTGATGATTTAAAAATAGATTATATATTTCAATATATAATTGAAGGGCTAAATTATGATTTTAAATTAAATAATATAAACATTTTGATAGAAGTAGATGGGGATTGGTGGCATTGTAATCCTAATATTCATAATAAACCCACTAGCATAATTCAAGAAAATACGATTAAACATGATGAATTAAAAAATAAAATAGCTCAACAAAATAATTTTAAACTTCTTAGATTTTGGGAATCGGATATAAAAAATAATAAAGAAAATGTTATAAAAATTCTAAAAGAAAATTTGAATATATAAAAAAATGGTCTACGGGTAGACCATTTTTATTTTTAAAGAATCATAAACTATTTAGAATTAATTTTATCTAATATTTTCTTATGTGCTTTTGTTTTTGCTACAACTTTTTTATAATCTTCATCGTTTATTTTATTTGCTCTTGCCTTTTCCTTTATTTTATCATTAAACTTTTTGTTAAAGTCATTCTTTCTATCTTTTTCTGATTTTTTCTTTTGTTCAACATTTCTCTTTATAGCATTGCTTATATCTTTTTTGCTATATTTTCTTTTTCCAGAACCTGGTCCACCTTCATTTAAGAATTGTTCTAACAATATCTTTAATTTTATTTTGTCCGATGTTTTCATAAGTATCTATCCCTTTAATTTTTATTGTGAGAAAGTAACCCCACTTTTGTTAATATAAAAATCTAATGAAATAAATTCCGCCGCAGTTGTAGGTTGAATAAATATTTGACCATAAAGAATATTACGATCGATTACATCTGGTGTATTATTCGTTTCATCAACTATTACCTTAAAGACATTAATACCTCTATTTTGTCTTATATTATCTAATATTGGGTTGACAAGATTAAGCAATCTTGTTCTACTTATAGAATCATTTGGTTCGAATACCAAATATCTTGCAGCAAATCTTATTAATCTCTTTGCAGTAATTAACATTCTTCTTACATTTAATCTATTTGTAAGTGATTCTGAATTTTGAAGATTCTTTTGTCCCCAAACTACAACACCATCGTTTTTGAAATAAGCTATTGGATTTACTCTTCCATCATAAAGTGTATCTCTTTGATCCTCTGTTAGTCTTATTTCAACATCTTTTACTGTTGTAAGAACGCCTCTATTTAATCCTGCTGGTGCGAACCATGGATAAGCAACTCTATCATTAAATTTAAGAGCACCTAATGCAACTGAAGCTGCTGGCTTATAAACATATTTATTTTTATCTGGATTTAATACTCTACACCATGGCCAATATGCTGCTAAATAACTATTGTCATATGAGTCAACTTGATCTGTAACTGTTTCTACATTTGTTTCACCATAATAAATAGGATCAAGAAGAAGCATTATATCATTGCCTCTGCTCTCTATAATATTTTCAGCATATGCAAATATTGCGCTATTTTCATTTACATTCAATCCAGGTATACCAAGCAAATCTCCTTCTATTAATTCTGGATTTGTTATGATATCTAATCCTCTCTTAAATGCTAAATATCCTGCATCAGTCGTTGCTGTAACTGGAAGTTGACCAACACTTGTGTATGTATATTTATCTTTTGTTCTATCAATTGAATCAAATCCACCAGCAAAACATACCATGAATTT